TCGGCAAGCTGGAAGTTTATATGCAGACGCAGACCGGCAGTAAGCACATCGAGCGCTTCTCTCTGCTGAAATCCGATGGCTCTCCCAACGAGGGTGCATACAACGCTTTCAGCTACTTCGCCAAGACTGCCCTCGGCAATTTCGATCTGACCGAGATCGACCACACCGACCTGATTGGTCACTTCATCGAGTGCGATGTGGAACATGATGTTCAGGAGAACAAGAGGAAGCCCGGACAGAGCATTACCTTTGTTCGTCTGGCTGATAAACGCCCCTCTGAGGGCTGGGACGGCTCTGGCAATACGGTTGCTGCCCCTGCTGTTAAAACCGCTCCTGCGGCTTCTCAGGTCGCTCATAAGACCCCGATGGATTTGGCAGCTCTCCTTGGCTGATACCGAGTGCGAGGGAGGGCTAATTTGAAAGGCTCTCCCTCGCCAATGGTATGTTGAAAACTATGTTGAAAGTGAGGATAAGCTACAATGGCAGAAGTCCATTATTGTTCGACTCCCAAGATTCTGCGTCATGCTGAAATCTGCAAGGAGATCAACAGGCTCTATGAGCAGAAGAACCATGACTACGGTGACAGCTTTCACCAGACCTTTGTTGAAGAAGGAATGGCGATGGCTCGTATCCGGTTGGGAGATAAGTTCAGCCGCTTTAAGACCCTCTCCCGTGGCTGTGAGCAGAAGGTCAATGACGAGTCTATCCGAGACACCCTGATTGATCTCGCCAATTACGCCATTATGACGGTGCTGGAAATGGAGGTTGCGGAAGATGTTGCAGATTAAAACCATCCGGAACCGGCTGGACAATAACACCTACTTTGACGATGAAGTAAATGCGGCTCTGCGTGATGGGTGGACTCTGAAAAAGAGAACCGTTCTGCGGCCTATCGGTCAGTCTGAGTCTACCTACTCTCACACAATGTTGTACGCAGAGTTGGAGAAGGAGGTCGCTGACGATGACGCTGAATGATTATCAGAAAGCTGCCGAGCGTACCTCCGGCGACCTGACCTCGTGGGATAAGGTTCGCAACGGCTGTTACGGTCTGAACGGTGAAGCCGGAGAGTGCATTGACATTCTGAAAAAGACCGAGTTTCAGGGTCATGCTTTCGACCCGATGAAAATGGTTGACGAGCTGGGCGATGTTCTCTGGTATGTCGCACAGTTGGCGACCGGCTTGGGTGTGACCCTCGAATATGTGGCACAGCACAATGTCGATAAGTTGCTGGCTCGTTACCCTGACGGGTTCGACAGCGAAAAGAGTATTCACAGAAAGGAGTACGAAAATGCCTGACTGCTTCTCAAAGTCCGAAGTGACTGATTTTCTGAACTTAATGAAGCTGCCTGACGGAACCTCTGTTGTTTCCGATGACCTGATGGAATATCTGATGGCTTACGGTTTCTTTACTGCCCCTGCTTCCACCAAGTACCACGGCAATTACGAGGGCGGTCTTCTGAACCACTCCCGCATGGTCACGGAGTACCTTCTGGCGCTCACTCAGGCCAATCACCTGACATGGAAGAACCCCCGCTCTCCATACATCGTGGGTATGTTCCATGACCTGTGCAAGATCGACCAATACCGCCACCCGGTAACAGGCCACATTGAAGAATTTAATGGTGGTTGTACGCCAATCTATGACGAACAGGCGTGGGAGTACAACCCCGACACCCTTCTGAAAGGTCACGGCGATAAGTCCGTTATGCTTCTCTCTCAGTTTTACACGCTGACCGATGAAGAAATCATGTGTATCCGCTATCACATGGGCGCTTTCACCGACAAGTCTGAGTGGAATGACTACACCAGAGCAGTCAGCCAGTACCCGAATGTACTGTGGACACACCAAGCCGATATGTTGGCAAGCCATGTTGCGGGGGTGTAAAACATGAAAATCATTGAACCCTCTGTGGAACTTGTCAACGCTCCCGAATATAAGACCCTCCTGACCACCATCGAAGCTGCTGGGCGTACTTGTTACAAGTCCGAGGATAAAATCACGGACGGAAGCGCAGAAAAGTTCGTCCGAGGCATTATCAAGCGGGGTCACGAAGCTGTCATTGAGCACGGCTCTCTCACTGTCCGCTTCATTTGCGACCGGGGCGTGAGCCATGAGATCGTCCGCCATCGTCTGGCGGCGTTCTGTCAGGAATCCACTCGGTACTGCAATTACGGCAAGGAGGGCTTCGGCAGTGAAATCACCGTTATTCGCCCCTCTACGTTCGATAAAGAAGATTCTACATACCGGATTTGGCAACGAACGTGTAAGCAAGCGGAGGTTGCCTACTTTGATCTGCTGAACGAGGGTTGCACCCCGCAGGAAGCTCGATCTGTCCTTCCGAACAGTTTGAAAACCGAGGTGGTCATGACCGCTGATCTCAGAGAATGGCGACATTTCTGTAAACTCCGTTGTGCTCCTGCGGCTCACCCCGATATGCGGATCGTTGCCAATATGCTGCTGACCCTGCTGAAACAGACCTACCCCGTCTTCTTTGAGGATATTGAGTCATGAGGGTGAAGAAAGCTGGCGGCAAGGTGTTTGGTGCGGTCTTAACTGCCGCCGAGAAGAAAGCGATGGAGATGGAAATCAATCGTCAGATCGTGGAAGCCGACAGGCGCTATGCCGATGACATTGACGCTATGGTGCTTTACACCCTCCATGTTCACCTTGGTTTCGGCAAGAAGCGCCTGCGGGAATTCTATGACGCTTTCTCCGCCGAGCATGACCGCCTTATTCAGTATTATCAGATGCCGGACGATTACACATGGCTCTGCAAAGAAATGTTGAAGCGTATCGGCGTTGATGTTGAAGCGTGGAACAAAGAAAGGAAAGAACCCGATGAAACTGAAAAGCATTGACGGCAAAGTGCCGTATATCATGGCTGCTGGAAAAGACTTCACGAAAGATGAAATGTCGCTGGCGGCGGCAGAGCAGATTTGTTCCCATGGAACACAGACCACCAGCAAGCTCTTTCCCGATTTCCCCATCTGCGTAGATGACAAGTTCTATTTTGCTGGAACCTCGACAAAGCCCAAGTCCAGCAAGTCTAAGCCCCCTTGCGAGAGCTAACAATTACAATCTCCCTGTGGTTCGTCATCATTATCACCGTTCTCTGTTGGAAAATGCCCACGGTTGAGGTTGAAGAACCTTCTCCCGTTGTCGAGGCGGTAGAGGTAGTCACACCGGAATCAGAGCCGGAGGTGACACCTCAGCCGTGGACAGACGAGGAAGTGATTGTACTGGCGAGAATGCTATGGGGAGAAGCCAGAGGGGTCAGCTCTGACGCTGAGAAAGCTGCTTGTGTGTGGTGTGTGCTCAACCGTGTCGATCATGGCTACGGCGATATTATAACGGTCGTGACTACACCTGAACAATTCGTAGGGTACAACGCGAAAAATCCGATCGATGGCGATTTGATTACTCTCTGTATAGATGTGTTGTCCCGCTGGTATGTAGAAAAAGATGGACAGGCCGAAGTTGGCAGAGTGCTTCCCGCTGATTACTTGTGGTTTTCCGGTGATGGTGAGAGGAATCACTTCCGCAACGCCTACCGTGGCAGTGATAGATGGGACTGGTCTTTACCGAGTCCGTATGAAAGCTGAGGTAAGCCTATGAGCTATCTAAATATACCCGCTGAACTTCGAGCGGAAAAGGCGTGGGTCAATGTGTGGAACGGATCGAAAGTTCCCATGCAGGCCACCGTCAGAAAGGCAGCTTCTTCATCTAACCCGGATACATGGTCAAATTACATTGACGCTGAACACAATGTCCAGCACGGCTACTATGACGGTCTTGGCTATGTATTTCACGATACAGGGGTCGTAGGTATCGACATTGACGATGGCTTTACTGACGGGCTTCTGAACCCGCTGGCGGCTGACATTATCGGTCGCTGCCACTCCTACACGGAAAAGTCCAGAAGCGGGAGAGGGGTTCACATTCTCGTTCGTGGTGAGCTGCCCTTCAAGGGCAAGAACAATCGTGCCGCCGTGGAGATTTACAAGAGCAATCGGTACTTCATCATGACCGGCGAGGTTTTGATCTTCTCCGAGATTGTTGAAAACCAGTTAGCGATTGACTATGTGATCGAGAAGTATTTTCCCGACACACCGAAAGAAAGTAGTTCGGGTACGTTTGCCCCTCAGCGTATCTATTCCCCTAACTATCGCCGCCCTGAAAACGGCAAGCTGCATTTGAAGCCCGAATACCCGCCGATTACACCGGGAAGCCGGAACCTCAGCCTGACTTCTCTGGCGGGTCAGCTCCATAACCAAGGATACACCAAAGCAGAGATTTACAAAGAGTTGTTATACGCCAACTCTCAAGCCTGCAAGCCCCCTCTCCCGCAGTCCGAGGTCGAATTGATTGTAAATTCAGTGACGAGGTATAGACGATGAATGCTATCAAGTGCTGTTACGGTTGCCCTGACAGGTACGCTGGCTGTCATGCAAAATGCGAGAAATACCAGCGTGAGAGAAAAGAATATGAGCGGCAGAAAGAGTTGGAGAAGCGCCAAAAGGCACGAGAGATGGACTACTATGACCGCTTCAAGTATTGGAGGTAATTATGATACCTTATGGGGAGGTGTAAATAATGACAAAACTCGAATATGACAGTTTGCAGATGGCGCTATCTGCCCTACTTGATAAAGAGCGGTTATATCGCAAGCGTCTAAGCGGTCGTGAAAAAGACGGTTATGAGATGGGTGTTCAAGCTTGTAAAAGCGCACTTTCCAACTTTAATCCAAACGGAAAAGACAAAAGAGGTGAAATCCATGAGTGATGAAGTTATGGCAGCTCCTGAAGAACAGGCTCTTTTCCAGCTCTCCAACGGTCGTTACATCATGGACGAAGCTCAGTCCCG